CCATTGCCGAAGCTGCTATTGCCGATAGTTTAGGAGGCATATTACAAGCTGGTGTAGCCGAGATGAGCGGTATTGCCTCTAAGACTTCTGTGGGCGTTGGAATACTAACAGGTGGTGAGATTAACATTGATGGTAATTTTACACAAACATCTACAGGTACATTCATAAGTGCAGGTGCATCCACCGATGTAAGTATGAATTTTATACAGACTACAGCAGCAAATAGATTAGATGTATCAGAGATAGACTTAACAACGGAGTTTACTCAAACGTCAAATGGTATTATGATACTAACAACTAGTGCCAGTAAAAATTTTATTTTTACAAAATCAGCGTCTGGAGATTTAATGTTTGTAGAAGTAAATGCAGGTGCAACAGAAGAGACTTATACAACTATTACACCTAGTGGTACAGAGACTTATACAGAGATAACTCCGTCTGGGTCGGAGACATGGACAGAGATACAGTGAGGTAAATATGGCAAGTACATATACAGCAAATACAGGAATAGAAAAGATTGGTTCTGGTGAACAAGCAGGAACCTGGGGAACAACTACCAACACAAACTTCGACATTATAGATGATGCCTTAAACGGCGTTCTTAGTTTAACTATATCTGGCAATACAACATTAACATCAAGTGATGGGACCGCGTCTAACGGCCACCACAAAATATTGTTATTAGCAGGTTCGCCTTCAGGTGCGTTTAACTTAACGATAGATCCTAATGATCAACAAAAATATTATTTTATAAATAACGGTACAGGTCAGACAGCTACCGTTTTACAAGGTGGCGGTTCAGGAACTACTGTTACAATAGCTACAGGAACTTCAGCTATTGTGTATGCAGATGGCGCAGGTTCCAATGCCAATGTCGGCACTATATCCACCGATGTTTTAGGTGATACATCTCCACAGTTAGGTGGTAATTTAGATACTAATGGTAAGTTAATTAAGTTCGGAGATGCGGGGACAGCAGGAACAGATGATACGTTAGAGTTTGGTGCTTCTGATGATATGCAATTATATCACGATGGTACAAACTCCTTTATTGCGAACAAGACGGGTGCTTTAAAAATAGCAACTGAAACATCTGGCATAGCTGTTACTATTGGTCATACAACCTCTGAAACAACAATAGCGGATAACGCTACCATAACTGGTACTGCTAGTGTTGGTGGAAATTTAACTGTTGGTGCAAATATAGTTGCAGCATCAGCTATAACATTAGACTGTGGTGCAGATATAACATTAGACGCAGACGGTGGTGATATACTATTTAAAGACGGTGGCACTACGATTGCTACACTATCCAACACATCAAGTGATTTTGTTATTACAACTGGCGTACAAGATAAAGACTTTATAATCAAAGGAGATGATGGTGGATCTGCTATTACAGCATTGACAATAGATATGTCCGCTGCAGGTGCCGCAACATTTAACAACGACATAACTGCTTTTTCTGACAGACGATTAAAGACAGACATAACAAATATAGAAAATGCTTTGCCAAAAGTTATGAGGATGCAAGGTGTGTATTACAAAAGAAATGATGTAGATAATGCCAAAGAACAAGTGGGTGTTATAGCACAAGATATGGAAACCATTGTACCAGAGGTTGTATTGACGGCTGATGATGAAATGCAAACCAAGTCTGTTGATTACGGAAAACTATGTGCGGTGCTCATAGAAAGTATAAAAGAATTAAAAGCAGAAATCGATGAATTAAAGAAGAAATAATCATGGCGTTAACTGGATCAGGCGCAATAAGTTTTGCCAACATAAGGGATGAATTTAGTCCTGGGAGCAATACCTCAGTTTCCATTGGGGACTATTATCGTCAAGGCAGTAAGATTCGGGCTAAAGCTGGAGATAATAATGCAACGCATTTAGCCTCTGGTGTGCCAACAAGTGGTGCTTTATCTCTTAGTGATTATCATGGTACAGAGCGCGGTTTTCAATTCACTATAAGTTCTACGACTACTAATCAAAATGCATCTACTATATTTGGTGATGACTATGATCTCGATTATCCTAAGATAATAAAAGTAAATTCAGGTGTTACTGTAGGGGCCAGCAATACAAGTAACTATGCTATTAATGTACCATCAGGTGCTGCAGGAAATGTAACAATACAAAACGCAGGATCGATATTGGGCGCGGGTGGTGCAGCTAATGGCGGAACAGGTGGCGATGCTATTTTTGCAGGATCAACATGCACGGTAATTAATACAGGTACTATAGCCTCTGGAGGCGGTGGTGGTGGCAATGGCGGCGCAGGTGGTAATGGTGTTGTTGAAATAAATGCTTCTTTGAATAATTTTACAGATGAAGGTGGTTCCCAAAGTGGTAGTAACGTACCTCAAAACAATGCTCCGTCTTGGTTTACTGCGTATGGTGGAGATAATGATTTAAATGGTCAAGGTGTTGTTTCTAATAGAAAATGGAGAGGGATAAACGGAAATAGTCCTCAATCGGGTGGTATAGGTACATCAGGTCAATTCCAAGTAAATACTTCATCAACTGAATTTGCTGCAAATTGTGCAAATAGAGGTCCTTTGTATTTTAGTTTTCAATTAGGAACAAGTGGTACTTATAGTGTTGGTGGTAGTATTAATAATGGTACTTATGGTAGCGGATATGGAAGTGTTATAATAAATATAAGCACTAGCGCCCTCTTAAAAAGTCAAGGACAAGGTGGTGGTGATTATAGTTCTGGACAAACAGTAAACATGAACGCAGATACAACTTATTACTATTGTGCTAATTTAACCACTTCTGGTAATAGAGATTTATATTACAATACTTTTTCCGCTACATTTAATTTACAAGTAAAATCTATTACATCTGGTGGATCAGCAGGTGCAGGTGGTGCAGGCGCAGGATATAATCAAAGTGCAGGTTCAGGCGCATCTGGTGGATCAGCTGGGGGTGACAACGCAGGCGCAGGCGGTGCTGGCGGTAATGGTGGAGCTTTAGGCGTAGCAGGTAGCAACGGTACGGCAGGAGGTAATGGATCAGGAGATAGTATTTCTTTTCCCTCAAGTGCACCAACAAATGGTGGGGGTGCTACTTCAGGGGGAGCTGCAGGTAACTACATAAACGGTCTAAGTAATGTTACACTTAATAATTCTGGAACATTAGCAGGGAACACAGCATAATGCCTTTTACTAAATTACAATTTAAACCTGGGATAGTTAGTGATACTACGTCTTACAGTAATGAAGGCGGGTACGTTAATGGAGATAAAATAAGATTTAGACTAGGGTTTCCTGAAAAGATAGGTGGTTGGGAAAAATATATGTCCACAACTTATCTTGGATCAGCTCGTGCTCTACATAACTGGTCTGCCTTAGATGGATCTAACTTTCTGGGTATAGGTACGACTTTTAAGTATTACATCGAAGAAGGTCAGACATTAAACGATATTACTCCAAATAGAGCTACAACCACTAATGGTATTACGTTTGACGCGACTGATGGATCAGCAACCATAACAGCTACAGATTCAGCTCACGGTGCTGTTGAGGGTGATTTTGTTGTCATATCAGGAGCGGTTTCTTTAGGTGGTAATATTACAGCCGATGTTCTAAATACAGAACATCAGATTGTTACGGTGCCGACTGCTAACACATATACTATTACAGCGAGTGCCACGGCCAACGGGTCTGACACAGGTAATGGCGGTGCAGGTGTAGACGGTGTGTATCAGATAAACGTAGGACTAGATACGACTGTAGGTGGCACAGGTTGGGGCGCAGGCTTGTTTGGCGGTATTACGACCACAGCCTTGCAGACACAACTTAATGAAGCTTTGGACAATAGTGAGACAGCTGTAGATGTAGATGATGAGACAGGGATTACAACAGCTGGAGATATTATACTCGTTGGGGAAGAACTTATGCTTGTAGCAGGAGACACTGACGATAACACTTTAAATGTAACAAGAGGACACAGCGGTACAACTGCCGTGGCTCACGATGATAATACTCTTGTTCGATTAGCTAAAGGCAATGATAACACTGCTTCTGATTTTACAGGATGGGGTATAGCCTCGGCTGGTGGTGTTACAACTACGAGTGAGTTAAGATTATGGTCACACGATAATTTTGGAGAAGACTTACTTATTAATCCAAGAGATGGACAGATATATTATTGGGATAAATCAGACAACTTGACTAGCAGAGCGGTAGAGATTTCTACTGAGGCAGGTGCAAGTAACACACCTACGATAGCTAAACAGATTATGGTATCTGACCAAGACAGGCACGTCATTGCTTTTGGTGCAAACACACTTGGAACGACAATACAAGATCCTTTGTTGGTACGTTTCTCTAGTCAAGAATCTTTAGTAGACTGGACACCTACAGCTACTAACACGGCGGGTGATTTAAGATTAGGTGGTGGATCGGAGTTCATACAAGCAGTAGAAACCAAGCAGGCCATTTTAATTTTTACAGACAAAACACTCCATGCGATGAAATTTATAGGACCTCCATTTACGTTTGGTCTGCAAGAACTGTCTAAGAACATCACGATTATAAGTCCGAAGGCTGCTGTTGCAGTAGAAGATACCGTATATTGGATGGGACGAGATACTTTTTACATATATTCTGGGGGTCGAACACAACAAATACCGTGCACTGTTAAAGACAAAGTATTTCTAGACATAAACACTAGTCAATTAGAAAAAGTCTTTGGCGGCGTTAACAGCGAGTTTAGTGAGGTTATCTGGTTCTATCCGAGCGCAAGTAGTGAAACTAATAGTAACTATGTCATATTTAATTATGCAGACAACACTTGGTATTATGGCACGTTAGCTAGAGATGCGTGGATAGATCGCGGCTTACGGGCCAATCCTATTGCAGCGGGTGCGGGCTACTTATATAACCATGAGATTGGTTTTGATGATGATGGATCCGCCATGTCTTCTTTTATAGAGTCTGCTCCTATTGATATAGCTGACGGTGAAAAATTTGCATTTATCAAAAGAATTATACCTGACATAACTTTCAACGGATCTAGCGCTTTGAGTTCTCCAAATGCTACCTTTACATTAAAAGCGCGTAATTTTCCTGGAGTAAATTTTACAGACACAGACGAGGGTACTACGAGCAGAACCAGCACATCTCCTGTGGAGGCCTTTACAGAAAAATTAGATGTTAGGGTCAGAGGTAGATCATTTGCTTTACGAGTAGCTTCTGATGCTTTAGGGTGTAAATGGAAATTAGGGTCACCTCGTATCGATGTAAGACAGGACGGTAGACGATAATGTTAATAACCAGTATTCCACAATATATTCAAGGACTTACTAATGCCAAGTTAGACTTGACTACAACGGGTGCAACGGTTTTATACACGGCTCCAAGTGATGCAGACTTTAACGCATCTATTGTAACATCCATATTGGTATCAGAAGATAGTGGCAATGCCGATACGATAACGCTTACTTTAACTAATGACACAACTGTTTTTAGTTTGTTCAAGGTTAAAGCTGTAGCAGCTAATACATCCATAGAGTTACTGACAAGAGATTTAGTTTTACAGAGCGGAGAAATTTTAACGGCTACGGCAGCCACGGCAAATAGGCTACATGTGGTGGCTAGTATACAAGAATTTACGAAACAAAGAATTACTACGAGTGCTATTATATAGGATTGAACAACTAAAACTTTCATGGTAAGGTATTAGACATGACTGCAAATTTAAAAACAGAAGAGATACCAGCTGGCGGAATTGCAGATTTTGTAATGACGGACGAGCAGATAGAGCGATTAGAGACGGAGGAGCTTCAAGAGCAGTTCGGTACTAACGGTATTGCTCAGTTCTCAGATGTTGGCAAAAAAATGGCTAACTTTGGTCGTTATGGTGATGACACCGTAGCTCACGTTGAAACAGGCGAGCTCATCGTCCCACGGGCCTTGATTGAGAAGAACCCAGAATTAAAAGAAAGTATATTTAAACATC